TTCTTTAAGCCTATACAAGACGGTATGGATAGGCCAAAAACAGAGTTAGCATACAGAATACCCGCTAGCAAATTAACACGTAAAAAGCTAGATTCAAACGAGCAGCTACAAGAGCTCGTCGGACTAGATACAACCATTGACTGGAAAAATACAGGAGACAATAGCTATGATGGTGAAAAATTAAAGCTACTAGTACACGACGAAAGTGGAAAGTGGGAAAAGCCAGATAATATTTTAAACAACTGGCGAGTTACCAAAACCTGTTTAAGGCTAGGTAGTAAAGTTATCGGTAAGTGTATGATGGGGTCTACTTCAAACGCGTTAGACAAAGGAGGTAATAACTTTAAAAAACTTTACAATGATTCAGACGTTACCAAGAGAAACCGCAACGGACAGACTAGCTCAGGATTATATTCTTTGTTTATCCCTATGGAATGGAACTACGAAGGATTCATTGACGCTTATGGCTTACCTGTATTCGATACACCAGGAGAACCAGTTAAAGGAGTCGACGGGGAACCTATAGGTATAGGTGTTATAGAACACTGGGAAAACGAAGTCGAAGGATTAAAAAACGATCAAGACGGATTAAATGAATTCTATAGACAATTTCCTAGAACGGAAAAGCACGCGTTTAGGGATGAAGCAAAAGAGTCTATATTTAATCTTACGAAAATATACGAACAAATTGATTACAATGAAGACCTGAAAAATACTGCTGTTGTAACAACCGGTAGTTTTGGATGGGAAGGCGGAATTAAAGATACTAGGGTTATATTTTACCCTAATAAAGACGGAAGGTTTAAAATATCTTGGGTACCACCTAATAATCTTCAAAACCAAGTGATAATAAAGAATGGAGTAAAACATCCAGGTAATGAACACATGGGTGCATTTGGTTGTGACAGTTACGATATTTCTGGAACTGTAGATAAAAGAGGTTCTAACGGAGCGCTCCACGGGCTAACTAAGTTCAGTATGGAAGACGCACCTCCTAATTGTTTTTTCTTAGAGTATATAGCTAGGCCTCAAACTGCTGAAATGTTTTTTGAAGATGTATTGATGGCTTGTGTATTTTATGGTATGCCTATATTGGCTGAAAATAACAAACCTAGATTGCTTTATCATTTTAAAAGAAGAGGATACAGAGGCTTCAGTATGAATAGACCAGACAAAGTTTGGAATAAACTATCCGTTACAGAAAAAGAAATTGGTGGAATACCTAACTCCAGTGAAGATATAAAACAAGCGCATGCTTCAGCTATAGAATCGTATATTGAAGAGCATGTTGGATACCGTAATGAAAGTTATGGTAATATGTATATGCAAAGGACATTAGAAGATTGGGCTAAGTTTAATATAAACAACAGAACAAAGCACGATGCTTCTATTAGTTCTGGTTTAGCTATTATGGCGTGTAACAAAAACAGGTATACACCGGTAGCAGTAAAACAAAGAAAAGCTATAAGCTTACCTTTTAAAAGATATGATAACAAAGGATTTACTTCGAAAATAATAAAATAAATGATAGAAACTAATTACAACAGTTCTTTTCCAACTCAAACCGTAAGCGACGAAGAAAAAGCGAGTATCGAGTATGGTTTAAAAGTAGGAAGAGCTATAGAGCATGAGTGGTTTGGAAGTTCCAGAACTACTAATAATAGGTTTTCTTCTAATTACAATAACTTTCACCAGCTTAGATTATATGCTAGAGGTGAACAAAATGTTCAGAAGTATAAAGACGAGTTGTCTATTAACGGTGATTTATCTTATCTAAATTTAGATTGGAAACCCGTTCCTGTTATACCAAAGTTTGTAGACATTGTTGTCAACGGTATTTCGCAAAAAAATTACGATATTAAAGCTTACGCTCAAGATCCTGAATCTTCTAGAAAACGAACAGAGTATGTTTCAGCGATAGTGGCGGACATGAATACACGTGAGTTTAATAATAAAATGATGAGTCAACTAGGGATAGACACATACAATGTTGAAGACCCTTCTATGCTACCTGAAAATGAAAATCAACTTTCACTTCACATGCAGCTTGACTACAAGCAAAACATTGAAATAGCGCAAGAAGAAGTTATTAATAATGTGCTAGATAGTAATAAGTACATTTTAACTAAAAGAAGATTAAACTACGATTTAGCTACGATAGGTATTGGCGTAACAAAAACCAGTTTTAATAAAGCGGAAGGTATTGTTGTTGATTATGTAGACCCTGCTAATGTGGTTTATTCTTACACAGAAGACCCCAACTTTGAAGATATATATTATGTTGGAGAAGCTAAAAGCGTTACAATACCAGAACTAGCAAAAGAGTTTCCGCTATTAAGTGATTCTGAGCTTAAGGAAATTGAAAAAATGGCTAGCTCTTACGATTACGCTACGGGATATAATAATTACGACGACAACAAAGTCTCTTTGGTTTATTTTGAGTATAAAACTTATATGAACCAAGTTTTTAAAATTAAACAAACAGAGCAGGGATTAGAAAAAGCTATTGAAAAAACAGACAGCTTTAATCCGCCTGAAAATGATACGTTTAAAAAGGTATCTAGAACTATAGAGGTTTTATATACAGGAGTAAAAGTTTTAGGTCACAATAAAATGCTTAAGTGGGAACTTGCGGAAAACATGACCAGACCATTTGCAGACACAACTAAAGTAGCTATGAACTACTCTTTGTGTGCACCTAGAATGTATAAAGGTAGAATTGAGTCTTTAGTTAGCCGTATTACAGGTTTTGCAGACATGATTCAACTTACTCATTTAAAGTTACAACAAGTAATGTCTAGAATAGTACCAGACGGTGTGTTCTTAGATATGGACGGTTTAGCGGAAGTTGACCTTGGTAACGGAACATCTTACAATCCAGCTGAAGCTTTGAATATGTATTTTCAAACAGGTAGTGTTGTAGGTAGATCATTAACACAAGAAGGAGATTTAAACAGAGGAAAAGTTCCTGTTCAGGAATTAGCATCTTCGTCTGGTCAAGGGAAAATAAATTCTTTGATTGGTACTTATCAGTACTACTTGCAAATGATTAGAGACGTAACAGGTCTTAATGAAGCAAGAGACGGAAGCACTCCGGATAAAAACGCTTTAGTAGGGTTGCAAAAAATGGCGGCTGCCAACTCTAACACAGCAACTAGACATATATTACAGTCTAGTCTTTATTTGACTCTTAAAACGTGTGAAAACATTTCTTTAAAAGTAGCCGACTTATTAGAATATCCATTAACTAGAAAGTCATTAGAAAATAGTATTTCTGTTTACAACGCAGAAGTACTTGCGGAGGTTAGCGATTTAAACATGCACGACTTCGGTATTTTCCTAGAGCTTGAACCTGATGAAGAAGCTAAGCAGCAACTAGAACAAAATATACAAGTTGCTTTGCAGTCAGGAGGCATTAACCTGGAAGACGCAATTGATATTCGTGAAATTAAGAACATCAAGCTAGCAAACGAGTCTATTAAGTTTAGAAGAAAGAAAAAAGAAGAAGCGGACAGAGCAGCTCAGCAAGCTAACATTCAGGCACAAGCGCAAGCAAACGCTCAAGCATCAGAAGCAGCGGCTTTGGCGGAGGTTCAAAAACAACAAGCTTTATCTCAAACAAAAATACAAGTAGAGCAGTCTAAGTCTCAATTTGAAATTCAAAAAATGCAACAAGAAGCTGAAATAAAACGTCAGTTAATGGAGTTAGAGTTTCAATACAATATTCAGTTAGCTCAAGCTCAAGCAGGAGCAAAGAAAAGTAACGAAGAATATAAAGAAGATAGAAAAGACGAAAGAACAAAAATTCAAGCAACGCAACAAAGCGAATTGATTGATCAAAGAAAAAATGATTCTTTACCAAAGAATTTTGAATCAGCAGGGTTTGACAACCTCGGCGGATTCGGCCTAGAACAATTTACACCTAGGTAATAAATATTTACTAATTTTATAATATCTTATCATGTCAGACACAATTAAAGTTGATCTTAGCAAACCCGCTAACGATCTTAGTACTAATGACAACACAATCAAGGTTGATTTGTCAAAACCTAAAACAGAAGAAACAGATGCCGTTCAAGAGCAAACAACAGATGAAACTGTGCTTCAAGATGAACAGCCCGAAGTGGGACTGCAAGAAGTGGTTGAAGGAAACGAAGGGAGCGAAAACTCTACCGAAGAAAAAGAAGAAGAGGTAGTAACTCTAGGCGAAGTACAAAGCGAATCTGAAGAAGAATTAAAACCTGTTG